GCACCGCTCTGCTTGGCAATCTCATAATTCTTTAGCAAATCGAGCCAGCTGTTCAAATCGTCAATACCAGAGCTGAAGTAGATATCAAATGTGGCTTTACGGAAGGGAGGACCCATTCGATTCTTAATTACCTGTGCCTCAGTCTGTACACCAACGACATCTTCAGTAACACCTTTACCAGTTTTCAGCTTGCCAACTCCCTTCAAGCGAACTCTGCAGCTAGCATGGAATCCAAGCGCTTTACCTCCTGATGTGGTGTACTTGTCTCCAAACATAACACCCATCTTCTCCCTTAGCTGTGAAGCACATAGAAGAAGTACACGCTGTTTGCCGATGATGTTGGTGATCTTGCGCATTGCCTTAGACATCAGGATAGCTTTTGAAGTAGCCCATCCATCCTTGTCATAGTCGGCATCTTGCTCGATCTTGGTAGTAGCTGCTGATACTGAATCAATAACGATTGTAACCAACCTGTCCTTAGAACTTTTGCGAATGGTCTCGATAATGTTTTCAACAGCTTCAAAAATATCCTCAATTGTCTCAAGAGGCACATAAAGCATGTTTTTAACATCAACACCAATCGCTGTAAGGAACTCCTCACTAAGAGCATTCTCAGTATCTATGTACACTGCCAGTCCTCCTTTCCTTTGAGTATTGGCAAGTACGTGAGCCATGATCAAGCTTTTACCGGATGCCTCCATACCCTGCAACTCCACAATACGACCTACTGGAAAACCTCCGTTAGGTCTGTTGGATATAGCAAGATCGAGGAGAGTGGATCCGGAGGACACCCACTCCGTTAAATCGGTAGGGGTGTCCTCGGAACCATCCAGAAAGTGAGCAACTTTGAAGTCCTTAAACTGCTTGTTTAAGCTTTCGGCTAGTGCAGCAGCCAGGTCGTCTCTGCCCGATATTTCATCGGGTGTTGTCTTCGCTTTCTTTGCCATGCTTAGGAGTTAAACAATGAATCGAATGCTGATGCGATATCTTCAGTCTTAGTGGCGGTCGTTGCACCAGTCATAGGCTTGCTGGTGGTAGTACCGTCTGCTGCATTGTTGTTAGGATCGAGCCACTTCTGAAGTGCGTCCTGCATATCCTGATAGCTCAACTCTGTGAACAGTTCAGTGATATTCTTCTGTCCGCCAACAATCATCTCAGCAATAGCCTTGTCGGTAGTAGCTGGGGTAGTGTTTGGCTTTACACGTACAGTGAAGGTTGGGAATGCCCCATCCTTTTCAGGAGCAATGTGCTCGATAGTGACATCACGTCCGTTCATCAGATCGCTGATATCACCGTAGTCAGGGTCAGCGATTACACTCAAGAGTTCGGTGTAGATTTGCTTACCAAATGACCAGAATTTAACACCCTCATGCTCAGAGCCTCGTACGATTACTGGAACGTATACACGGAACTTGGGTTCGATCTTCTTACCCATCTTCCAATCATCCTTATCACCAGTCTTCTTCAGCTTCTCAGCGAATTCGACAATGGGGTCAGGACGTCCAAATGAGACGGGAGAGAGCATGGTGCGCTTTCCAATTTCATAGTGGAAATACAACTCGATAAACGGATTTTCCTTGTTGAAGGCATAAGGAACAATTCGCACTTGCGATTTTCCTACTGGCGGCTTCCAAAGGAAGTCTGAACTCTTAGCTCCGCCTGCTTGTCCAGATTGTTGCATTTGCTGTAACTTTTGCTTGATAGCATCCAAATTAATACTCATACTGTTTTTGTTTGTTGATTGAACTTAGGTGAACATACGAACTTTTTACTGTGCTGTGCAACACTTACTGGGCGAGTTCTTTGATTTCGATGGATTTATACCCAAAATCGCCGTCAGCGAGAAGAATGCAGTTTGCAAAGCTGCTCCAGTCGATACGGTAGGATTTGTCAAGGACACCATTGTTTAAGTAGCGAATCAGGCCATTGAGTGCGTTAATGCTGTAAAAAGTATTCGTTTCTTTTTTCCTGTTGATGGAGATTGTGTCTTTTAGTCTTTTTGAAGTTGATTGTACGTTGTAAACGCAGATTACGTTGCTTGGTGATTGAACATAGGAATAACATTTCATATTATCAACGTCCTCTACACTATAGGTCTTATAGATAATACCAATGCACACCGGTAATCGGTCAAGAAACGTGAATGTGCAAAGGAGCTGAGGACGCATTACTTTTTCTCTAAGGCATCGATTTGCTTTTCCAGCTCGGCCTTTTTTTTCTGAAGGGCAGCAATTTGCTGGTCAAGTTTGGCCTTTTGAGAAGCTAAATCAGCAGCCTTTGTTGTATCAGCAGCAGCGGCCGCGCTCTCCAGTTCGTTAAGAGAGTTGAACTGCCTCTTGAAGAAGGAATAATTCAAATCCGTAAAATCTATGTCCTTACGTTTCATGTTCTAGACTTTACTATAAATAGCACGTCTATTAACAAACCATTAAATCTTTGTAAACCGATCCAGACTTTATTTTTACAGGAAATTTATGGTAATCTATGCAACTAGGCAATACCTGCTCCACGAGATATTGCTGATCCTCCTTGTGCACATCAAACAAAATGCTATCGTATGTGTAAAGAATGGGAACCGATTTGAGCTGGGAGAGCTCCTTATGAATTTTATTCAGCACAAGTACATTCATCTCAGTCTCATGCATTTGAATAAAGTAGTTGAATAACGTATTGCGATCTATGTCTACATGGTTACGACTATACAATCTACGGCCAGAGAGGATAGACTCAATATAACCTTGTCTAGTAAACACACGCCACAACTCTTCACTAAGCTCGTTTGCTGCAAAGAAGAAGGGTATAGAGAGAAATTGTTGTTGAATTCCTCCATAGATTTGTCTAAAGGTTGCCTCCTTTATTAACTTTACGTCTGAGGATGAGGGGTTAGTTTTGTTGAGATACTGCTTTGCTAGCTGCTCATATGCGCTACTTGAACCAAAGTCATAACCAATTAAGGATGCAATCAGTCTTGGATGGTAAGCATTGAAGTCTATTTCAACTAAGCAACCATCTTCACCAAACCTGCTTATAAAGCACTCCCTTGTTTGGTCTTCTTTGTTTAGAGCGGCAAAGTTCACGCCACCAAATCTGTTACTAGGTCTTCCCGTAATAGTAAAGAAGTTGTAGTGGGTATAACATTTGTCGGCAACTCTTGCGTTTGTTTGGCCGAACCGCTGCTCAAACAAAGCCACATCAATTTGTAGTCCGTTTTTCTCGATGCCAAAAAAAGCTGGGACAAGTTGATGTTGATAAAAGTCTAACCCAACTTGTTTCTGTTGTACAAAGGCTTTTTCAAATAACTCTAACGCTATCTGTTCATGCTTCTGCAATCCTATCAATCCACCTATCAAATTGCAGTTTGGATACGCTCTGTTATAGTGCTGTACAATCGGTGGGTTCTCAAAACTGTAAGGTTGGTTGAAGGATAGGTAGTATTGAAGTTCCGCATCTAAGAATCCATCTACACTGTAACCACAATAGCTGAGAACTTGTGTATCGTAGCTGTATACCGTACAGCTGTTCAAAAAGGATAAAGACTTGTCAGCATACTGAAAGATGGCTTCTGGATGGGCAACGCTGAGACTGAAGGTTTGCTTTGTGTCTACGTCAACTAGCACAAATCCCAAAATGCTAGCTGCAACTGGATGAACCCTAGCATCTTGCAGTATAGGATAAAGGAAAACGTTTCTGTTATTGAACAGATCAAGCTGAGAACAATTGTCTATGACCATCTCCTCTAATATACCAAACTATTAAGTACTATCAAACTGATCCTGAAACTGGTAGGCTCAAGTCTAGGATTGCCTGTCGAACTTCTTGCTTTTTTGGGAAAGTGAGTTGAGTCTTTATAGGTGTGTCAGAGAGACCGTACTTTGCTTGTGTTACTCTTCCAAACTCTGTATAGCTGGTGATGCAAAACAGTGCACTCGGCACAATCCGCTCAGCCTTTCTCATTTGTAGCTCATTATGTAGTGCAATTGAAGATGGTGTACCAGTTAGCTTCCACTCAACTGTTGTGTGAGAATATAAACCTCCATCTATTCCACCAGCCTTACCCAATCTCTGATATTGAGGTAGATCAATTTCAACTGCGTAGCTATTTTCGTCATTTAGCTTTTCAACAAAATATCTGGGTGCGAATCCTCTTGTATACTGAGTTTCAGTGGGGGAGAAAATATGTGGAACGGGAT